CGATGCACGCGGAATCCCTGGGCATTGATTTGGCGGCTATGTCTAGCAGTGCCGACGTATACAAAAATGGCGTTTTGAAATTTTTGTTAACATCGGACCGTAAAATTTCAGACCCGACAGCGTTACGTCAGTCACTCGACGACGTTGTGAACGGTCAGCGTCGTTCGACTGTATTGCCGGAAGGGGTCAAGATGGAGCGTATGTCGTTAAGCCCGCAGGAGGCCATGTATATCGAACAGCGTAAATTCAGCGTCGAGGAGATCAGCCGTATTTTTGGCGTTCCTTTGTCGGTATTAAATGCAGGCAACCCAGGAACGGACGTCGAGCTTGAAATGCAACAATTTTATGCGCAGACCTTGCAGCCCGAAGCCGAACGAATCGAGCAGGAATTGAGTAAAAAATTATTCACCGAAAACGACCGCCAAACTAGCGAGTTTAAATTTGTGTTTAATTCATTGATGAGGGCCAGCGCAAAATCGCGTGCCGATTATTACAACGCAGGTATTCGTGGCGGCTGGTTACGACGAAACGAGGCTCGATATATGGAGGATTTGGATAAATTCGAAACAGGCGATCAGATGTTGGTTCAATCCGATTTACTCACCGCCGATAAACTCGACGAATACATGACCGCCAAAATTGAAGCATTGCAGGCACAAGCGGCCAAAAACAACAATATCACTGGAAACAACAACGATACACAGTCATGAGAAAAGAGACACGCAGGCACCAAGCACCCGTAGAGGTAAGGGCATTAAACGCCGAAGGGCTACCCGAGAAAATCGGCGGTATTGCTGCCGTCGTTAACGTCGTAACCGATATGGGTTGGTACGAGGAAATGATTGCCCCAGGCGCATTCGATGAGGCGTTGAAGGATTCCGACATCCGTTGTCTGTTCAACCATGAAGATGAGTTGATTTTGGGACGCACCAAGTCTGGCACATGTTCGGTGTTTATTAACTCGGCTGGACATTTGGAGTATGAAAATACCATGGATTACCAATCACCAACGCATACCGATGTTGGGGTGGCCGTAAAGCGTGGCGATATTTCCGAGAGCTCGTTCCAGTTCGTTGCAGAAAGCGTTGAATGGACCAACTCAGAGAAATACGGCCAAATGAACATGCGTAAAATTACCAAAATTAAGAAATTGTACGATGTTTCGCCCGTCACGTTTCCAGCATACACCGAGGGAACCAGCACCGAAGCACGTGCATTGAACGAGGAGCGCAACCAATTTATCGAACCAGTTATTGAGCCCGTTTTGAGCGATGCCGTTCGTGTTGCCATGGCCCGATACAGAAACTATTAAAAAAATAAAAAAAATCATACCAATGAAAACACTTAAACAACTCAGAGAAGAGCGTGCAGCCATCAAAGGCGAGCTCGACGCGTTGTACAACACCTTGACGGTGGAAAAACGCAACATGACCGCCGAAGAAGGCACCAAGTTCGACGCCACAACCGCCAAAATTGACGCGTTGGACGTTGAGATCCGCAGAGCTGAGAAAATGGAAGAAATCGCCCGCGTTGCAGGTGCTCCAAAATCAGACAGCGAAGAAAAGGAAGTACGCGCATTCTCATTTTCTAAATTGATTACCGAAGTTGGAAACAACAAGTTGAGCGGTTTGGAAAAAGAAATGGTGGAAGAAAGTGCCAACGAAGCACGTAGTTTGGGCATTACCCCAAGCGGCATTTATTTGTCGAACAAGGTGATGGATGTTAAGATGCGCGAAAGCCGTACCATGACCGCAGGCTCAGCAACCGCCGGTGGAAACTTCATCCCATTGGAGAAAGTTGGATTTTTTGACGCGTTGTACGCAAAAACCGTTTTGGATCAGTTGGGAGCTACCAAATTGACAGGTTTGTCCGCTAACGTTGATTTGACTGGTTTCAGTTCTGGCGTTTCTGTTGCATGGGCTGCCGAAACCGCTGATGCTGCATCAGGCGACCCAGTTACTGCCGCTCGTCAGTTGCGCCCTTCACGTATCGCCGGCTATAGCGATATTTCGAAGCAGTTGTTGTTGCAAAACAACCAGTCAATCGACCAGAAAATCATTGAATCGTTTGTTAAAGCCTTGGCGGTTGCCATCGAAGCTGCATCGATTAACGGTTCTGGCTCATCAAACCAGCCTTTGGGATTGTTGGGTACGTCTGGAATCAACAGCGTAGCAATGGGAACCAACGGTGCCGTGCCTTCATTGGCTAAGGTGTTGGAATTGGTTGCAGCTGTTGAGAACGCAAACGCAGGGATGAACGGTAAATTTTTGATCAACCCCAAATTGGTTGCCAAGTTGAAGCAAACCGAAATTTCTAGCGGTAGCGGTGCGATGATTATGTCTTACATGGCGTATTTCAACGGTTTGGCCGACCAGATCGACGGCAAACCCGTATTCTCAACCACAAACTGCCCTAGCAACTTGACTAAGGGTTCTAGCTCAGGCGTATGTTCAGCAATGATCTACGGCGACTGGAGTAACTTGGTTGTGGGTCAGTTTGGCGGTGTTGAGTTGGTTGTTGACCCATTGTCTCAGGCAATCGGAAACAAAACCCGTGTAGTAGTAAACCAGCACGTAGGTATCGCAGTGGAACAGCCTGCCGCCTTCGGTGCAATTGTCGATTTGCTTACAGCTTAATCGATAGGGCGGTGTGGCTTAGCGGCCTATCCGCCCGCCAATATGGCCAAAAAACAAGAAAAACAGCCAGAAGTGGCGACGGTAGTAAGTGTGAGATTCACATTTTCACCGATTGGGGCGTATGGTTTGAGTTATTTTATCGGGGAAGTTGCCGAAATCGACGCGTTGTTAGCGTCTGAAATCGTTGCAAACGGACACGCTGAATACGTAACCGAACAACCCGAAGTAACCGAGGAGCAGACCAGCACCGAGGAACAACCCGAAATAACTGAGTAAAAATGTACATAGCACGCGAAACCATATCAAAAGATTACGCCGATACGAGTTATATCAGTTTGGCGGAAGCAAAACAGCACCTTCGTGTTACTAGCTCCGCCGATGATTCATATATCACCGGTTTGATTTCGATGGCCTTGGACGCGTGTGAGGCGTATGTTGGATATTCAATTCGGAAAGCAACGGTAAAATATGCGTTTGACGGGTTCACCGGGCCAGTGGTTACGGTGGACACGTTAAACCCATTCGGCTATATTGAGGGCAACATGTTGCGTATTTATTCGCGCGTTTTGTCGATCACCAATATAAAATACATCAACCAAAACAACGCAGTCGAAACGGCGACGGGTTGGATTGATGCGCCCGTAAAATTTGGTCAGTTTGGGAGGTCGGTGTTTTTTGAATCAATCCCGGATAATTTGACGGACGACGACGTGCGTTTAATCGTCGAAATAAAGGAAGGTTTTGAACTTGCAAGCGCGACAGGTGTTAACGAATCGGCGAAATTCCCCGCATCCATTAAACACGCCGCATTGCTGTTGATTGGGCAGTATTACGATAACCGTCAATCGGTGGTAATTGGCGCGAGTGTGAACAAATTGGACTATAACCACGAGTATCTGTTGGATAAGTACAGGGTCGTTAATTTTGGGTAAGATGAACGCGGGATTGATGGACGAATTAATAACGGTGCAGCAGTTTAGCACAACGACGGATTCAAACACCGGCGAAAAAGTGCGCACATGGTCGACGTATACGACCGTATGGGCACGCGTCCAGGAATCTGAAAGCGGTAACGAGTCAGTAGATGCAGACCGAATTGAGGCAAAACAAACGGTTGTTTTCACCCTTCGACACGACGCAGGCATAAACGCAAAAATGCGCATCGTTTGGGAAGGTAGGGATTACAACATTATAAACATCGCGGACCTTTCGCGCCGTATGTATTTGGTTATTCAAACAGAATTAGCCCATGATTAAGCAGAAAATTAGCGGCGAACAGTTCAAAAACCTTGGCATCCCATCGGGAAAACTAGGCGATATGATTGAGCGCGCTGGGCAGGTTTTTATTGCATTGGCCAAAGCGAAAGTAAACGTAAACACGGGAAATCTTCGCGAATCAATTGGTTATATCGAGCGCGATAACCGTGGCTCAAAATTGGCGTTTAGAATGATTGGAGCACGTGTTTATGGTGGGTTTAAAGGGTATCATGCGCATTTGTTAGAGGAAGGAACGTCGAATCGTAACGCATCGCGTAAAAAGAAACGAAAACTAACCAACAAAGGCCGAAAATTACTGCCAAATATTGGACCCGAAAAGCCGTTTTTACAGCCCGCATTTGACCAGGGGAAAACGGCGTTTATGGCATCAATGGAAGCGCAAATAAAGGAATACATTGAAAACAAGGCCAAAGGGGCTGGATTACAAATAAAAAAATAAAAAATATATATCATGGCAAGCACAGGAATTACGAACGGCACACTGATTGCAATCTACAAAGATGTTGCAGGCACCTTGACCAAAATCGCGAACGCGACCTCAAACGATTTCTCCATCACCAAGGACATGATCGAGACCACCAACAAAGACAGCGCAGGCGCTAAGGAATACATCGCGGGCGAGTATGGTTACACCATGTCTATTGAGGGTATGTTTGAGGAAGACGCTAGCGTAGGCGCGTCAATCAGCTGGAAAGAAATTTTAACCGATTTGATTGCGGGCACATCCGTAACAATCGTTATGACATCAAACGTAACGGGCGACATTAAGTTGAGCGGCGCAGCGTTTTTCAGCGACTTGAATTTGACCGCCCCACGTAACGACGTGGCAACCTTCACCGCCTCAATTCAAGGCACCGGAGCGTTGACGGTTGGAACAATCTAATTTTTATTATCTTCGTGGTATGAACCACATCGAAATCGGGGGTGTTCAGCACCCCCTTTTGTTTAATTTCAACAGCCTCCGAAATATTATGGAAATTGCGGGGTTGCAGGATTTTTCAGAGTTAAAAGATATTAAACAATTAGCCGAATCGCTAGATTTTGCGCTAAATGCAGCGTTTTATGGCATTGCAGAGGGTTATGCAGCAAAGGACGAGGAATCGCCCTATTTAACCCCACATAAATTGGGTTCGCAAATTACGCGTTTGTCCCAGTTACAGCCCGCATTGAACGCGTTCACCGATGCAGTAAGTGAGTTTTTTAAGACCGACGATCCAGAGGGAAAGACCAAGCCACGAGCGAAGGCCCGCCGTTAACGTGGCAAATGATTGAGCGAATTTCGCTTGGGGAAATGGGCATGAGCGAAGACGATTTTTTACGCTCGACACCCCGTTTATGGCGGTCACGTCTTGAAGGTATGCGCGGTTTGCAGCGTGACCAATTACGCACACAATGGGAGATAGCGCGATGGCAAGCAGCTTTGATAATGTCCCCGCACCTAAAGAACCCAACGAGCCCAAAACGATTGGTGCGTTTCCCATGGGAGCAACCAGTGCACGAGGATATTGTTGCGACCGTTTCCAAACATAAAGATATATTTGCCAAGCTCACCCCACCAACCCCATGAAAGCAGTAGACGCGTTTTATAACATCCTATCAAATAACGCGGCGTTGGTTGCGGCAGTTGGAACGAACATAAATCCGCTTCGAATTGTGCAGGGCGCACCTTACCCGGGAATCACCTATCGCGTTACATCGGTTAGACCGCATCCAAGCAAATCGGGCCATTCCAAAACGGATTGGTGCACATTGGAGGTTAATATTTACGCCGAAACTTTTGCACAGTGCTATCCAATTGCCGATTTGGTTCGTACAGCGTTGGAAGTTCAAACACCTGGCACGTTTAACGGCGTGTACGTGTGGGAGGTTGAGTACGACGGCGAGGGTCATTTTGTTGACGATAACGCGGAAGAATTGGGAGTTTACCAAATTTCGCAGAATTACACAATTTCATATAACCGATAAAAATGGCGTTAAGTTCGATAAATATCGTATTGGGTGGCGACATAAAACCGCTAGAGAAAGCCCTAGACGATGCAGTTGCAAAAACCGAGAAAGCCGGCAAAGAATTATCGCAAGGCGCAGCGGATGCCGTTAAAAAAATGTCGGAGCAGTTCCAAAAAATTGCCCAGCGCGATCCGTCCATGGCGACGGTACGACAGCTTCAAAATATAGCAATGACCGCCCGCGCATTGGGCCCTGAGTTTTCAGACCTAGCGAACGAGGTTGTCAAGGCAGCGGGTAAAATGAAGGACGACATCGGGGATATGCGGGCAGAGGTTGGATATTTTGCTAGTGATACGCGCCGTTTGGATTCTGTTTTGGGAACCATGCAGGGCGTAGCGGGTGCGTTTGGCGTTGCCGAAGGCGCAATGGCTGTTTTGGGTGTCCAAAGCGAAGATTTCCAAAAAACCATGATGAAATTGCAGGGCATCATGGCAGTCGTTACGGGATTGCAGGCCGTGCAGAATACGTTGCAACAAGAGAGTGCAGCAATTCAAGGAATATTGGCGTTAAGAACCGCAGCATTGACGGCAGTTCAAACAGCATACACGACCGCAACGGGTGGAGCGGTTGGAGCTCAGCGATTAATGAATTTAACCATGGCTGCAGCACCTTGGGCCGCCGCCCTATCATTGGTTGCTGCCGTAGGGTACGCAATGGTTCAGTATTCGAAAAACGCGGGCAAGGTTTCAGCCACTCAAAAGGTATTGAATGAAATCACCCAAGAAACCAACAAGAATTTTGCAACCGAGGCGAAAAACGTTGGTGCATTGGTGGCCATCGTAAACGACCAGGCGCTAAGCATGAGAGAACGCAAAAACGCGCTCGCAGAGATACAGAAAATATACCCGGATTATTTGGCGAACCAAAGTTTGGAGAAATTAACGACCGACCAATTGAAAACCGCCATAACGGGATTGACGGCCGAAATATTGAAACAAGCCAAAGCCAAGGCGGCATTTGCGAAATTGCAGGAATTATCCGCCAAGATGCTAGAGTATGATTTGGGGAATCAGCAGGCGCAAATATCAAAACAAGCCGAATTGAATAGATTGTATGCAGCAGGGGCAGACCCTTCGCAAATACAAGGGTTTTTACAGAGTCAAGACAATTTAGGCAAAGTCGCAGCCAAACAAGCCGCACAGATTCAAACCCAAATAGACGCGATTCTTAAACTTGCAAAGGCTGAGGATTTAACAATTGCGCCGGTACAAGCCAGCGCGGACGCGATAAAAACGCAGACAACCGCGCTAAAAGATTTGCAGAAAGCCACCCAAAACAATGTGGCGGACGTTTCAAAAGTCGTTCCAGGCAGCCAATTTGGAGCAGGCGCACCAACTATTGAGAAATTCGCAGCCGCAACGGGTCCGCTAAAACAATATACCCAAGTTATTCAGCAGGAAACCGCCAAACAAGAGGTAACGATGACCGATTACGAACAGCGCATGACCTCGGCGATGGAAGGCGTTAACCAAGCATTCAACAACCTATCCGCCCAAGGATTGGAGGCGTTTGGGCAGTTATTGGGCGACATTATGACCGGGCAGGTCGATAGTTTTCAAGATTTCGGGAAACGATTGCTGCAAGCCGTCGCCGCGTTTATGAAATCGTTCGGGCAGGCATTGATAGCGACCGCAACGGCATCGAAGGCGTTCAAAGAACTACTCATAGCACATCCAGTCGCAGCCATTGCAGCGGGTGTTGCATTGGTGGCAGGTTCGGCAGTAATTAACAATATGTTGGAAACAGGCCCCAACGTAACCGCGTTCGCCGATGGTGGTATCGTATCGGGTCCAACGCTCGGTTTGATGGGAGAATATCCAGGGGCATCAACCAACCCCGAAGTTATCGCCCCATTGGACAAACTTAAATCATTAATGAAACCAAGCGATTCAGGCTCAGGCTTTATCGCGTCAACGCACGTAAGCGGGCGAGATTTGGCTATTGTTTTGAATCGGTATAATAAGGATAACCAACGTGGCTAGGAAATATTACGGTTCGTTTTATTCGGTGACGGGCAAACTGCACCGCGTAGAGATTTGGGACGCCCCAAGCGGTTCGAGCTCAGGCGGTACAGAATTAACGTTGTCGGGAGAGGGTTATACAATTGAGCGAGATGGTGAGGGCGATACGTTCTATGAAAATTCAATCCGCCCATCACGTTCGACATCGTTTTGGTCGATACCGTCCGACACCATTTTAGGCGAATTTAAACAGGTCGCCACCAATGCAGAACAGTATTGGGCGGTTTTGATTTATCAAGATAACGAGCTTATCCATGTCGGTCGCGTGGTGGCCGATCAGATGCAGTTCAGACGCGAAGCCATCCAAGCAAAACCAACGGTTGAATTGGCTGCCGTTGATGGCCTCGAATTACTTGACGGATTTTTTGTCGATGCGTCATGGTTTACCGATGGGAAAATAACGATTTCGCAGTTATTCCGCAGGTGTTTAGACACGCTAGGATTGAAGGATTATTGGGTTATTAACGGCACGAATACGGATTATTTCCGCGATGCCGTTGCGATGTATTCGAGCGATGCGCTTCGAAAAGGCATAGATCTGCTGAAGGTTGATCTAAATACATTCGTAAACGATTACGATGCATTCCGTGACATAAAATCAACCGACATAGATTCATTCGAGTACGCGGCGAATAACATGGTAACGTGTCGCGCCGCCATTGAACAGATATGCGATATTTTGCAGGCTCGATTTGTTCACGAATTGGGTAAATACTGGCTTGTTTCAGCGGCCGAGTATCTTGATACTACGGTGGCTTATCGTCAGTATTCCTACACGTTGCAATATATCGGGACGGGCACATACACCCACACCGTGCAACTTGGTAACGATGTACGCCCGCAATGGCAAGCCAAACCAACGCTAACCTATCAGCCCGCTGCAAAATTCGTACAGATAGACACCGAGCGCACGATGAATACGGGCGTGTATCGGACGTATGCGAATAAATCAATTTCGTCCCTAAGCAGTGTATTTGATGGTGTCCCAACGGGTTTGACGCCCGACGAAGCCCCGATGCGTATTCGTTTTTCCATGAAGTTTGCGCGATACGTTTTTAGCTCAACAACGCCTCCGGGACCAGAAGACGAAACGCGCGTATTGATTAAAATATGGCTCACCGATTCAGCGGGGAATATCAAGATATTGGATAACACCAATTTTTATTGGGTATCGCATACGGGAGCAATTCCAACACGATTGGAAACCATCAAAACAGATACGCAGTCAACCACTTGGACATCGTTTGTTTTTGATAAGCAGATTTCAACAGCCCCTGCAGGATTTGATACGCTGCACGTTGAGGTTGACCAAGTTGTTGCGGTCAAATATCAATTCAATATCCTCGGAATAAAAACCAGCAACGTCACGTTGCAAACCAAGGATTATTGGGGCTCAATCCAAATTGCATTTGCCGACGCGTCACCGTATAACAACCCCGATTTCACGTTTAACGTGACGGAGAGTTACACACCAGACACCAACAGCGGTTTAAATTCCAAACCGATTATTTTGGCTCCGAAATATTACTATTCATCGAATAAATACGCCACGGGCAACATACTAGCCAATAACGGAACGACCGATGTAATTGCGGACGATTGGTATTCGGGGTTCGATTCAACAACGCACGGATCGCCAACGGAGATGTTGGGTAAATCCGTTGCGGGTTTATATCGCGATTTCGTGCCAGTTATTCAAGGTACATGGCACGATGCAGGAACGTTGAACGCCATCAAATCGTTGTATTTCGATGATTACAAATGGTTGTTCAACGGGGCAGTTTATTCAGCCCGAATGGAAACGTGGGATGGCGAATGGCTTGGATTAGTTCCGATTTATACGGGATTGACCTCATCGGGCGAAGGCCTTAAGGTCGGTTCAGGTTTGAAGGATCGGTTGAATTACCAAGAACAGCAAATCGCCCGTTTAAACGATTCGGTTCAGCGTGTACCGGCATTGATGCTTAGCCACATGGTAAACGAGGCAGACGGCGCACCATCGACCGCACCAACGCAGAACACGCGTTACGAAATGATGGTCCAGTATGACTACGCGTCGGAAACGATGTCGTGGCACTTGCAGGAACACAACAGCCCCGTCACGTACACCGCAGGAACCCACACCATAACCAATGGTTACGAGCTGATTTTATGCGACACGTCTGGCGGAGCGGTTACGATTGATTTACCGGACCCAACATTAAGCAAGGGTAAAAAATACTATTTCAAGAAAACAACCGCATCGCATCAGGTCATCATAACGGGCGGAGGTTATGACATCGACGGTTCGCCGTCAAAAGTTATGACATCGCAGTTTGAGACGTGCACAGTCATATCGGACGGGGCGCAGTGGTGGTTGATTTAATTTGTTGCAACCGTTTTACCCCGTGCGAGTAAATTTGGTATATGAATTTCAACGCATTGGATGTTATCGCAGGTTCCGAGGGCCTCAAATCTTATCACGGAGTAGGTGCCGTGACTGGCAAGGAATACAACGCCTTGGTTGTTCGTGAAGATACTGTTTTCACTGTTTTGACCGTTGTAGATAAAAACGGAGCGACTGTAAACTTGTTGAGCACGGCAGGACTGAGCGGTATCACCATGAAAGTCACCGACTACATACCAGCGGGCGCAGGTGCAAAAATCACAGCGTTCACCATCACATCAGGCTCGGTTTTAGCGTATTAACGCCATGAGAATAGGCATAGGAATTGGCATTGGCCGTTTAAAATACGCTAGTGGTGGCAGTGTGCCTCCTTTCTCGACAACTCAATGGCAACTCATCACAAATCAATGGCAATCTATAACAACAACTTGGAACTAAAATGGGAACTTCTTTAAGTGGCTTGACTCCTGCCAATACATATACGGGGTTATTAAAATTCGGAGATAACTCGGATATCAGTGCATCGTTAAAAGTAATTAGCGATGGGGCAGGGAACGATACGATGCTCGAACTATCTACAACCGCTTTGCAAATTGGCGGTAGTACAGGAATGTATTGGGATAACATCAACAAAAGGTTGGGTATTGGTACGAATTCGCCTACGCAAAAATTGGATGTTCTAGGTCAGGCGTATATAAGAAATGCCACAGGAACTGATGGGACTTTGCAGATAGGTTCTAATCTTTCGAGTGGAATTCTTCTAACTTCTGCGAATAGGTCAGATATCCAAATGGGTGCCTCTGCAAGAATGACCACTCGTGGAACGGGTATAACATTTAGAACTACAGCAGGAGAACCAAATGGTGCGGTACTTGGAGTTGTAGGCAGCGGCTCAACATCAGCCACTACATCGTTGTTGGTGCAGAATAGTGCGGGCAATAACGCATTGCAAGTTCGTGACGATAGGGTAATCATAATGGCAGGTCTGCCAACTTCTGCAAGTGGTTTGCCAACAGGCGCATTGTGGAATAATTCAGGAGTTTTAAGCGTAGCATAATAATTATATTTACAAAATGAAAGCCATAAAAATTTTAAGTTCAGTAAACCTTACAAGCGGTTTATCTATCCCATCGGGTTCTATCGTTGTAATCGCAGAAGGTTACGCAGATGTAAAAAGCCAAAAAGACGGATTTATCCCATCACAAATTGCAACCTTTGTGTTTGCAAGTGAATCAGCAATCGCAGAAGGCAAA